CCGTGGCCCCAGTGGGGCCGCGTAAGCCCCGCGAACGCCCGCGCCGGAGAACACGCCCGACAGCGCATTGGCGATCGGCCCGAGGATGAACCGCCGCGCCGCAAGCTGGGCGAGATCGGCCAGCAGCGAGGTGACGAGATCGCGGAAGTTCAGCTTGCCGGTCTTCACGAACTGGCCCACCGCGTTCTCGGCAGACTCGAAGGCGCCGACGAGGCTCTGGCCGATATCGCCGCCGATGTCGCGGGCCTTGCTGGCGTAATCGGACAGCGCCGCTGTGACGGCCTGCCAGCCCGTGACGGCAGCCTTGGTCGCGGGCTCCGCTGCCGCAGCGGCAGCTCCGGCCGCCGCACCTGCAGCCGTCGCGGCGCGCCCGGCATCGCCGAGCGCCGTCTCGAGCCGCTCGGCCGCTCCGGTGACCTCGGTCAGCGCATCGGCACTGGCCTCGTCGGTGCCGCGCACGGCATCGCGCAGGGCCCACCAGCTTTCGAGGGGTGCACGGGCTGCCTCGGCCAGATCTCGCGCCGCGCCACGATAGAGGTTCGCGGACTCGAGCGCCCGGTTCGCCACCTCGGTCAGGCCGAGATCGGGCGCGGTGAGCGGGTTGTCCTCGAAAGCCCGGTCGAATGCCGCCTGCGCCGCTGTCGTGGCGGCACTGGCTGTACCCTCGAAGCGGTTCTCGATCTCACCGAGGTCGAGGTCCGGCACCAGCGAGATGCGCCTCTCGGAGCCGAGCGCTTCCAGCCCCTCGTTGATGCCACCGATGAAGCCATTGATGCGCGAGACCACGCCATTGAGCATCGCCTCCACGCCGTCGACGAGGCTGTTGGCCGCCTGGAACGCCAGATCGCCGATGGCGGCGGGCAGCAGGCCCCAGATCGCCTTGATCGCCGCGTAGGCGCCTACGAAGGTGTTCGCGGCCGTATTACCGAAACCCACCACGCTCTCGATGGCGCTCTGCATGCCCGACGCGGCGTCGGCTTTCAGGTCGAAGAACATCGCCGTGGCGGCCGCACCCGCGGCAGCTGCGCCCATCTTGATCCGTTCCCAGACCTCGACGGCGAGGTCCTTCAGGAGCGACATCGCCTCGCCAAACCCGCCCGCACCCGAGACGAGGCGGGTGAACTGGTAGACCAGCTCGCCCGCGCCGACGATCAGCGCCCCGATGCCGGTGCGGATCAGCGCGCCCCGCAGTACGACCAGCGCCGTAGCAAGGCCACGGACCGAGAGCGCGGCGGCGGCCATGCCAGCCACCCAGCGGCCCGCGAGGAAGGCCGCGAAGGTCGCGGCATAGGTAGTCAGGCGGCCGATATTGTCGAAGAGACCGCGGATGGCGACGCCGAGCGGCCCGGTGCGGCTTGCGACTGCCGCCAGCGCGTCGGCGACCGCTTCGAGCGCGGGGGCCGCGGCGACCGCCAGCTGGTTCGACAGCCCGCGCCAGATCAGCCCGAGCCGGGAGATCGCATCGTTCGTCCGCTCGATCTGGTTGGCATCCTGCTCCGAGACGACGACGCCGAAGGCAAGCACGTCCTCGGTCGCCTGGCGCAGCGTCGCCGTGTCGATCCGGCTCATCGCGATGGAGCCTTCCTCGCCGAAGAGTTGACCTGCCACGGCCGCGCGCTCGGCGGCAGGCACGAACCTCTCGATGGCCGCGTTGATGGCGCCGACGCGCTGGTCCAGCGGCAGAGCGATCAGCTCGTTGGCCGAGAGCCCCAGTCGGTCGAGCGCGTCGGCAGCAGGGCCGGTCCCGGCGGCCGCCTGGCTCAGACGGCGCGTCAGATCCTTGGTCGCCTGCTCGATGCCGGACATGGAAACGCCTGCCAACTCGCCCGCGCGCTCTAGCGTCTGGATCGAGGCCACAGTGGTTCCGAGGGACTGCGCGAGCTTCGCCTGCGCATCCACCGTCTGCAGCCCGGACCGGATCATGGCCCCGCCAGCGGCGGTCACGGCCGCAACCGCAGCGGCCGCCGCAACCCGCACCCGGCGCGAGAAGGCCGCAAGGCGGGCGTTGGCCGCCTCCATCTCCCGGCTCAATCGCCCGAAGCCGCGCGACCCGGCCTCGCCGACACCTTCAAGTTCGGCACGCACCTGCCGTCCGCCCACGGCCGCGAGGCGGACGCTGACGCGTTTTTCAGCCATCGGTCAGAGTCCTTGCTTTCGCCGCATTGGCGTCTTACGTTTTAGACATCGATCACATGAGGGTATGACCGTGGCCGAGACCGCGACCCTTTCCTCGAAGTTCCAGATCTCGATCCCCAAGGCGATCCGGGCGGCACAGCACTGGGAAGCCGGGCTGACCTTTGCCTTCATCCCGAAAGGGACCGGCGTCCTGCTTGTGCCGGTGCCCAAGCGGGAAGCGCTGAAGGGTCTCGCGCGCGGCGCGTCCGCCACCGACTATCGCGACCGGACGGATCGGTTCTGATGATCCTCGTCGACACGTCGGCGTGGATCGAATGGCTGATCGGCTCGCCAACGGGCGAGAAGCTGTCCGGGCAATTGCCCGAACAGGCCGAGTGGCTTGTCCCGACCATGGTCCAGCTCGAGCTGGCGAAATGGCTGACCCGCGAGGTCGGCGAGGACAAGGCGGATCAGGTCATCGCCTTCACGCAGGTATGCACTGTCGTTCCACTCGATACCGAGATCGCGCTCGCGGCGGCGGAGGCGTGCCGGGAGCATAAGCTGGCAACCGCCGACGCCATCATCTTCGCAACTGCACGGGCCCAAGGCGCGACGCTTCTGACCTGCGACGCGCATTTCGAGGGGCTGCCCTGCGTCTCGCTGATCGAGAAGATCAAGACCTGACACCGCTGCCGCCATTCGCGGCCAGTTCCTCGTTCAGCTTCCGGACCATCACCGCCTCGATGACAGGCAGCAGTTCGGCCATGGCGAGCGGCGGCACGCCGAGCGCGTCACCGAGCGCCAGCGCTGCCGACATGTCCCAGCCGATCACGGCGCCGGGCAGGACACGCAGCTGGCCGCCGAGGCGGCCGACCAGGTCCCAGACCTGCCAACTCTCCAAAGTTTCAGGACGGTTCAGCCGCGCCGGGCAGTCCGGGCAAGCTTGCGCGCAGGCTTCGCAGTACCGCTCGCCCCCGCCGAACGACCAGTCGGCGAGAGCGCGGAGGCGTTTTTTTCCTGTTCCAGCAGCAGGCCTTTGGAGACGTAGGTCAGCTGGAAGGCCTCGAAGATCGGCCAGACGTCGAGCAGCGCGTCGATGGCCTCGGGGCTGGGGTCGATGGGGTTGCCGTCCGCGTCGCCGATGCCCTCCCAGGCGAGCACAGCCCGCCGCGCCAGCGCCTTGGCGAAGGCGACCGCGCGTTCCTCGTCGGAGGCCTCCTCGGGCACCGCCTCGACGGCGGGATCGCTGCGCGTCGCCACCATCAGCGCCGTGGTCAGCGGTCGCAGCTGCACCCGGACGCCGGGTACAAGATCATGCCAGCGCGGTTCATTCGTCAGGTCGAGCGTGAGCATCGTCAATATACCTCGATGTCGTTGATCAGGGTTGCGGTGCACATCCGGCCGACGACGCTGTCGCGGGCGGCCTGCCAGTCGAAGGTGGCCTGGACGCCCTGTGGACCGGAGATCTCGATGCGCGGGCGCGGCAGGTAGACGGCGTGCACGGTGAAGGTGAAGCTCTCGCCCGAGGGCAGGACGTAGGCGAATTCCATCTCGCAGGCCTCGCCGTTGATCGCCTGCGTCACCAGCGTCTGGTCGGCGAAGCGCACCTCGATCCGACCCGTGAGCGCCGCAATGGACGGATCCGCCCCATCGATGCGCCCGTCCGAGCGGATGGTCTCAATGCGGTCGAGGTTGTTGGCATAGGTGATCTCGGCCGAGACCACGTTGCCGAGGGCGGTCCCATTCCGCGTGATCGCGCCGTTGAAATGGCCGAAGCGCTTCAGCTCCAGCGCGGCGGGTGGTGAGGCGGGTGCGCCGAACGCACTGGTGGTCGTGCCCACCGTCTCGCCCTGAGCGACCAGCCGCGCGGTTGCCGTCAGCAGACCCGAGCGCTGCATCTGCCAGGTGATCTGGTCCAGCACGCAGCCAGAATACATCGCATAGCGGGGCACTTCCGGCATACCGGTCTCGATCGACATGCTGGGCAGCGTCCACGCACCCGATTGGAACTCGTGCGTCCAGGGGCCGGTGCCGCTGGTGGTCGGCGCACCGAAGGCCGCCTTCAGCCAGAAGCCGAAGGCTTCGGCGTCGAGCGGCACGACGACATCGCCGTCCGCCGTGACGGCGTCCTTGATCGGCGCCAGCGGATCGCGGCCGTAGCCCAGCAGCTCCGAGTTCAGCAGCGGCTGCTCTGCGCCGAGCGACGTGCTGGCAAAGGGCATGCGGGTGAAGCCGCTGGCAGGCGGCGTTCCATAGGTCGTCTCGAACGCAAGCGCCATCAGCGCCCGCGCCCCCTGGGCACGTGCCATGGTGTTCTCCTCGGGTTGTCGGGATCAGCCGAGCGGGTCGGCCGTGGAATAGTGCAGCACGACCGGGATCACGGCGGTCTTAAGGCTGGCCGCGCCCTCGACCGGCAGATCGACGGGGCGTGGCGCTTCCGCCTCGGTCCAGTCGCAGAGGCCGCCGAGCGTGCGGTCGGCAGCAAGCGCCGCGCCGATGCTGGCGCAGAGCGTGTCGAAGACGGCGGCACGGTCGGTGCCCTGCACGACCGCTTCGATCTCGGCCCGGTGGTTGTAGTGGTAGGCGAGCGGGGACAGCGTGACCTCCGGCTCCCCCGGCTCGCCGTCGCGCAGGATCAGCAGGCCCTCGGCCGGCACGCGCTCGGGCAGCACGTCACCGCGGAGGGCGATGGCGGGCAGCGCCGAGAGTCGCGCATGCAGGGCGGCGAGGATGTTTTCGCGGGGGGTGGGCATGATGCTATCGTTCACGTTGATCGGTGCGCAGGAAGGTCGTCGGCATCCCGATCATGGTGGTGATCATGATCGTCCTCCTCACCATGGTGACGATATTCTCGATGATGATCATTGACATGTACGGCGCTTTACCGTACGCAATGGCTCTGAAGGAGACCGACCATGTTCGCCATCGAGACTGCAAGCCCGACCCAGGGCAAGATGGAGGCGCGCAAGGAGTTGCGCATGCACCGCGCAGATGAAGAGCGCATCAAGGCCGCTGCCGCTGCATGCGGCCTGCAGGAAGCCGATTTCATTCGCCAGGCGGCCCTTTTGCGCGCGCAGGAGGTGGAGCAACGGATGTCTCTCTCTGTCTTGCCTGTCGAGGCGTTCGATGCGTTCAAGACAGCCGTCGAGGCACCTGGTCAGGTCGTGCCCGGGTTGGCTCGTGCCGCAGAAGCGTCGAAGGGCCTCCTGAAGGATGCCGGCTGAGACCGCGGCGAATGCGCCCGCTCTGACAATCGCGAAATTCGACAAGGCGTTGCATGACCGCAGCGCCTTCTCTTGTGGTTTTGGCCCCATCGACAACTTCCTGAAGTCGTCGCTCTCGGACCAGATCAAGAAGGGAATGGGGGCTGCGTGGATCGCCACAGCAGGCGGCGATCCCGCAG